GACGCGGCTGGGCGTCGGCTTCGGCCAGGGCGACGATCTTCTGCGCGGTGGCGGCATCCAACGACGCGCGCTTGGCGCCGCCCTTGCCACGACGGGCGGCGGGCTTGCCGCCGTCTTCGTCGTCGTCCTCGCCCATGGTTTCGTCGTCGTCCTCGGCGCCGGTTTCGTCGTCGTCGGTCGCCGCCGTGGTTTCCTCGTCTTCGTCCTCGGCGTCGGTTTCGTCGTCGTCGGTTTCCGCCTCGGGTGCGTCCTTCGGCTTTTCTTCGTCTTCCACCGCCGCCGCGGGCTTGCGACCGGCGTTGGGAATGCGGGTTGTCTTCTTGGCCATGTCGGCCTCCTTTCCTTGTTTCGGGGCCGCCGCGCGGGCGGCGGTGGGGCTCGGTTGTAGATGTGCCGCCCCAATTGACTGGGCTTGGGCGGCCGGGATGGAAACGGCGGTTCTGCCGTCCAGAAAATCCACGAATTCGGCGATGGCCGCCTTGGCGGGCATGAAGCCGTCGGCGAGTCCGGCCGCCACGGCGTCGGGCCCCAGGTAACAGCGGGCCTCGGTCGCCAGCGCGGCCTCGGCGGACATCCGCCCGGATTCCTCCAGCGTGCGCGCGAAGACCTGGCGCACGGCCTCGGTCTCGGCGGACAACTCGGCGAACACGTCGTCCGGCAGGGTTTCGTAAGGATTGCCGTCGACCTTGTGGGCGCCGGCGTGGATCAGGGTCACGTCGATCCCTTCCTTTTCCAGGTGGGCCGACAGGTCCACATGCATCATGACCACGCCGATGGACCCGCAGCCGCCGGTTTCCGGCAGGAAGAACCGGTCGCAGGACCCGGCGATGGCATAGGCCGCCGAATAGGCCGTGTCGGTCGCGACGGCCCAGACGGGCTTTTCCCGGGCCACGGCGCGGATTTCGGCCAGATAGTCGAACAGGCCCGAGACCTCGCCGCCGCAGCTGTCGATATCGTGGACGATGCCGCGGATGGTGTCGTCGGACGCCGCCGCGTTCAGCTTCATGGACATGCCGTCGTAGCCGGTCATGCCCGAATAGGGGTCGAGCCCGTTCTTGTTGACCAGCGTGCCCGAGGCCTCGATCACCGCGATATCCCCGGCGACCACGGGGAACAGGCGGCGTTCGCCGCGGCCGTCGACGTAGGACCCGACCGCCGCCCGCGCCGACGGGTCGCGGGCAACCGCCTGGGCGTCGTGCACGATGACATCGGAAAAACCCTGACGCCGCGCGAAGACATCCAGCAGCACCCGCGCCTTGGCGGGCGTGATCAGGTGCGGGCGGTTGTAGAACCGCTCGGCCAGATGGATCAGGGAATGTTTCATATGGCGATCCTTGTCATTACGCCCCGCGACGGGTCTGGCGGCGTTCCTCGCGGTCGTCGTAGTCGGGGTCATCCTGTTTTGAAACATCACGCTCCGACACGACTGCCCACGTCGTTTCCATCAACCCAAGAGCCTTCCGGCGTTGCTGTTCGCGGGCCTGCTGTTCCAACACATCTTCCCAATCCTTGCCCTGTTCGTCCGCCTCGTCCTGCAGTGACGAAACACCGGCGTCCATCCGCATTAGCGACGCCTGGGCTTCCTTGGTCGGATCGACCCAGCCACGCGCGGTGCCGCGCCAGACGCACCGCGACCAGGCCGCCGGTGCCTCCCAGAACTCGGGCGCGCCGGCGGGCCGCGTGACGATCCCGGCGTCCATGGCTTCCTCCAGCCACAGCACGTAGATCGGCGTCGCGAAACCAGCGGCGAATGAATCCCGGCGACCGCACAGGAATTTCCAGCTTTGCAGCATGGCGGCGCGGGCCGAGGAATAGTTGGTCGACGACCAGTCCTGGGCCAGTTCCTCATAGCTTTGGCCGGCGGCCGCGGCGATATAGCGCAGCACCGCTTTTTCGAAATCGGCGAAACCCTGGTTGGGGCGCGTGGCGGCCAGCATTTCCGGCTTCATCCCCGGATACAGTACCGGGATGCGCACGCCGCCCAGGGACGGGTTGCCGGACTGCGCCATGAAGGCGGCGGCGCTGTCGGCATAGGTCGTGCCGTTCTGGGCGCCTTCCTTGCCGAAAAACGCCTCGATGGTTTCCTCGCGGTCGAAGGGCGTGGTGATGAAGGCGGCGAAGATGGCGTTGACCATCGCCGCCTGCAGTTCCGTTCGCTCGTACTTGTCCAGTGTCTTGGTCTTTTCCAGGACCGGCGTCAGGATCGGCTTGCCCCGCGTCTGGCCCGCGCGCGTCGGCTCGAAATGATGCAACACCTGGCGGCGTTGTGCCGCGCCGGGCACGTATTTCGCCACGCGCTCCCAGCGCATCAGGTCGGCACCCCGCCCGATGCCCAGGCCGAACATGGCGTCGCCGGGATGGACGCAGCGGATGTGATAGGCGATGGCAGCGCCCAGGTCGTTGATCTCGACGCCCTTGCGCAGGTAGGCGTCGTCATACATGCCCTGCGGGTTGGACAGGCGGTCAGGGTCGATCACCTGCACCGCCGTGGCGTATGCGAACCCCGGGCGCTCGATCCACCGGGCCACGGCCAGGGCCTCGCCGTCGGCCATGCGGTGGCGGAACCCCAGGCCGATCAGGCCGGCCAGGTTGCGCTGTTCGGCGGCGTCGCAGTAGTTACGCGGATCGTTGGCCCAGGCCCAGAACTTGGCCTCGGTGTCGCGGCTCCATTCGTCGGCCTGTTCGAAGGACATGCCCAGCAGGCGATAGTGCGGCCGTGCCGACAGGGTGAACTGCCCGCCGATGGCGTGATCCAGATACCGGGTCATCATGCCCGAGACCCAGCCGTTGTTGTCGGCGATGTCGTGGATACGCGCCGCGACGACGTCGCGTTCGCCCAGCCAACCGCCATCGGCCGACGTCAGCGGCACATGCCAGTTCGCCAGTTCCTGGCTGTGCTGGTCGGCGGCGCGGTGCGTTGGCGACACCTCGCCGGCCCGCGCCATGGGCCGCGCGTCCGGACCCAGGATCAGTTTGGATTGCATGTTCGCCACGGGGGCCGCCTTCAAAAATAGGGTGTGACAGGGCCGCGCGACGCGGTGCCGTCGCCGATGGCGCGGGTCAGCTCGTCGACCCACGACCGCAGCTTGGGGGCTTCCGCCGGGGTGTAGGTGACGGTCTTGCCGTCGTATCCCTGCGCCTGCGCATTCTCGCCGATCAGCAGGCGGTGCAGCGCCTCGCGCGCCGATGTCCGCCAGGCCTTAAGCGTCGTCTTGTCCATGCCGGTCAGGGCGCTCATTCATCACCTCGGTTCAGGGCCGCCAGGGCGCCCCAGCCGCGTGTCGGCGGGGTTTCCGGCTGGGGTTTCTCGGGGTCGCCGCGGGCAGGGCCCGGCGCCGCCGTGGTCAGCAGGTCCTCGATATCGCCCTGCGCGTTGTCGGGCGGGCGTTCCCATTCTGCCGCCAGGGCGTCGAAGTCGCTGTCGGTCATGCCTTTCCAGCCGACCCGAACGGCGGCGGCTTCGGCATAGATCATGTTATCCAGGGCCTCGTTGGCCTGGCCTTCCTTCTTGACCCACATGTACTGGCGCGATCCGTCGCGCTGCTTGACCGGCTTGCGGACCTCGGCCGTCATCATCTGGAAATAGTCGTCGCCCATGCCGGCGGGGACGCCGACGAAGCCGCGGTCGTCCGGGTCCGCTTTCTCCAGCGCCTTGTACAGGTAGCCTTTCATCGGGGCCGCGCCGACGTTGTAGAAATACCGGTTCGTGCCCTTGAACGGCCGCCCGTCGGGGCGGCGGAACTTGTTGACGGGAACCAGGTCCGGGGCCACGTCGCCCTTGATCCCGCGCACGGCGATGACCCGGCGCGGGCCCTTGGACATGGACCAATCCAGCACGGCCTCGGTCTCGTAGTTGGCGTCGATGGCCAGCATCTTGGCCGACACGCGGCGGCCCCAGGCGTTGGTCCATTCCCGGTCCAGAACCTTGTCCAGTTCGGCCCGGGTTTCGGCCTCGGCGATATGGCCCTGAATCACGCCGTAATCGACGACATAACGCCGCCGGTCGCGGCCCCAGGCCACGGCCTGCCATTCGACCCGGTTGCCCTGGCAGTCGGCGCCGATGGTGACGAACAGGCCCCCGGGGGCAACGGTGCCGCGGCGATAGACGAAGGCGCCCTTTTCGGCGCGGTCGCGGATCGCTTCCCAGGGCGGGGCCTCGCCGGCCCCGTGATATTCCAGGCCCAGCCAGTCGTTGAAGAACGTCTGTTCGGCCTGGGGGTCGCCCTCGGCCATGAGCCACTTCGACGCGATGGCGGCCCAGCTTTCCAGCGGGCTGTACGCCGACCACAGGTGAAACCCGACGATCCGCGCGGTGGGTTTTTCCGCGACCCACTTGGCGCCGCGCGCCGGGTCCATCATGGCGTCGCGGTGGCGTTCCTCCATCGCGGCGCCGCAATCGCCGCAGGTGAAATGGGCGCGGTCAGGGTGTTCGGGATCGATGGAATCCCGGAAGTTCTCCCAGGTCAGGGGTTGCAGGAACCCGCAATGCGGGCAGGCGACGTGATAGTGTTCCTGGGTCGAATGCTCGAACCGCCGCGAGATCTTGCAGTTGTCCGACAGAAGCGGCGTCGAGACCTTGAAGATTTTCGCGTATTTCTTGGACTTGGACCGGCTGTCGGCCTGTTCCTCGGGATCGCCGGCGTTGTTGGGCTCCCACTTGGACAGGTCGTCCTGGATCTGCAATTCCGCCGTCAGCATGGACAGCGAGGCCTCGGAATTCGCGCCCGAGACCTGGATGAACCCGCGCCCGTCGCGGCGTTCCTGATACAGGATGGTGGACCCGGAATCCTTCGACCCGGTCGACAGGAACAACTGCCGCAGGCCCGCCACGCCCTTGGCGAAGCGGCGCCACTTCATCTTGGCCCAACGGGTCGCGTTGCCTTCCGTCGGGTGGGTGTACAGAACCTCTTTCGGGTCGGCGTCCAGATATCCGCCGATGACGATCATGGCCAGCACGGTGCCGCCCAGCTGCGCCGATTTCTTCAGCACCACCTCGCGGGCCGGATGCTCCGGACCCAGGACGTGGAAGATCCGCGTGAAGAAGGGGAACCGCTTGGGGTCGTAGGACCCCTGAATGTCCGACGGCAGGCCCGCTTCCTGTCCGAACTTGACGTTGCGGACGGCCCAGGCTTCCAGGTTCAGGGGCGGCGGAACCTCCAGCACCGCCGCGGCGGCGTTATTAACCGTCGCCTGCGGGTCCGCCAGCATGGTCTGGATCTGAATCGCCGACATTCGGTTCCCTCAATTTCTCGGCGAAGGTGTTCAGACCGTCCCGGAAGAACGCCCGGATGATTTGCGTGCGCTGGCGTTCGTCCTCGATGCCCTGCAACTGACGGGACAGGTCCGGCGCGCCGTCGATCATCAGGGCGCGCAGCGGCACCAGCAGGCGCTGCACCTGAACCTCGACCGCCGATTTCTCGATGTACTGGCCCAGTTCCTTGGCCAGCTGAAACTTCTGCCGCGCCGCGGCGGCCTCCGCCGCCTCGGCCTTCGCCGCCTGGGTGCGGGACGCGGCCTCGGTCGCGGCGGT